TGAACCGTGACTTGGTTCTTGTTGTCGCCATACGTCTGCTGGTTCCACTTCGATGCTAGCCATTGTCGGTAGCGCGCTCGCACGTTTGCGAGGTTAGCCTCAACCACTGTCGCGCTATCGACAATCTCCAACCCTTGTTCTGCTAACGCGTGCGCAGCGCGTGCACGTGCCCGCGAGAATTGCTCGGCGCGCTCGGGAGTGGTTTCAGTCCACGCGTAAAACGCTCCCTCGCTTACGCGAAGCTGAGCAATGATCGAGCTAATCCGTTCCCCGCTAGCGACACGATCAAACAGTTCATCCTCACCACCAGGAAGTTTATGCACGGCCTTGTTAACGATTGAACGCGCTTCTCTTCGCTTCTTGTTCGACATCACCGCGCCTTGTTCTTCGAACCCTGCGCCCTGATCGCTCTCCTCGATCACTGTTAACTCGCCCTCTCCCCCCGCGGCGTCCTGCGCTTTGCGCAACTCGCCTTGTTCCTCGTTAACGCTTTGCGCGTTCACTGTTCCCTGCTCCTCGCTCACCATACCTTCCCCCGCTTCACCAATACCCTTTAAACGCGTTAAAACGCCAGCTGACGCATTTTCTCTTTCCATTGGTACTTACCCCTTCTTAACTCGTTCCATCGCCCCTAAAGCCTCTTTACTCAACGCATAAGCCTGATCACTATTCCCACTGTAAACCGGCCCAATATCCTCCGGCGCCATAACAGACAACACTTCAGCGCCAGGCATAGCGCGCTTAATGTTAACGGCTTGCGTAAAAAACTCCTGCTGCAAGATCACCGCAATCTCTTCCATCGTCCAACAGTCACACGCTGGCCTCATCTCGCCATACGCGTAAGCCGAAGCCGGATCTTCGCAAACCGCAAACACGCTTCCATCCTCACGCTGACCCTCAAGCACGTTCACACTCAACACTTTCCCGCCAAGCGATTCCGCTTCCTTCTCTAACGCATCATAAGCTCGCTTCATACCGGCACAAGCCGAACGATACGCTTCCACGTCCCTCGCTTTATACGCATCCCGACAACGCATCAGTTGCCGCCAAAACCGTAAACGTGTTTCCTCGCTCACCAGTTCCGCCAAACGATCCAACCCCCAACGCTTATCCGCTTCCCGTTTCCTCGCCATAACGCCAACGGCTGCCGCGTTCATCGCCAACACAATCGCATCATCCACTTCAAACGGATTCTTCAAACGGTCTTCCGGGTTACCGCCATGAAGAAATGTTTTTACCTTTCCCTTGTTCCTGTTGCCCGCCATAACATCAATCCTTTCTGTTCTCTGTTCTCTGTTACCCACTTACACTTAACCATTCATCCGTTCATCGCCATCCTCATTGCGCTTTCCTGTTACCCGCCATAAGGATCAAATCAAAACCAACGTCCGAAACATTGAAGCGTCCGAATGTGTGTCTTTCAGACACACACACATTTCGGACGCGTTCGCTTTTTGTTCGTGAACCATTACGGACAATTCAGGACGCGTTTTCGGACGTTTCAGGACGTTTTTCATGATTTCGGACACGCATGTTTCGGACGCTCAAAATGTATTTCGGACATTTCGGACACTAAAACGCTTCATCATCCGTTGGTTTTATCCACACAACATCATTCCTGATGGCGGAAAACCCTAATTCGGACAGCTTATCCCTCACCTCTTTCCACCGTTTCCGCTTATCGCTTTCCTCGACATCGCTTCCCAATCTGGCGTAAAACTCATCACGCCAAGCATCAATACTCACCACGCGATGGCGTTCACCCTGAATAATCTGATGCTCACCGTTGCGTTTAATCACATACCGCAACGCTTCCCGCGCTAACGATTGATGCTTTCCTCGTCCCGTCTTTGCACCTGATCCTGATGGCGGCTTAAACGAAACACTATCAGGTACATCACCTTCGTATGGCGTTACCACGAGCGTTGCTGCCTCGTGTTGCTCAAACCCTAATGGCGAGTCACCTTCACCTTTTGGCGGCTCCAGCTGCACGCTATTGAGTGAAAAGTGAATCTCAACACCGTCCTTGCCATCTTTTTGCTTGGTAATGCGTAACGTCCCTGATTGCGCTTCCTGATGGCGGGTAATCTCAATCTGTGTATCCACGGCACCTAAGAAACTTGAGTGGCCTCGTAATCCGAGTGACGCGTCCTTGCCTGAGTGATGCACAACAAGTAAGGCGGCTTCCGTTGCCGCTTGGAGTCGTCCGCATTGCGCGATAAACGCACCCATGTCCTCCGAGGCATTCTCGTTTCCTCCGCCAAATGCTCTGGCTAGCGTGTCAATAATGATCAGCTTCGGCTTCTCGATCTCGCTTTCGGCTATGGCGATCAGCAGATCCGTGAAATCCGACTCAGAACCTCGTAAGTTCACCTGCGACCTGATCACGCCAACAGGTATGTCCGTCAACTCATACTGCTTTCTCAGTCCCGCAATACGCGTCCCGATACCTCCATGCCCCTCTCCTGCCACATACAGCACGCCTCCTTCGCCCTGGACTTCGTGGCCTAGCCACGTCTGTCCACTGGCGACCATGGCGGCCATGTGGAGGGCTATGAACGATTTGAAGGTGCCTGGTGGCCCGTAAAGCGCCATGAATCCGCGTTGCGGTATCACACGATCAATGAGCCACTTAACAGGTTCGTCTTTGGCGTCACGCCACATCTCAACCTTGAACCGTCTCGGTACATGATCATCAAACGGTTCCGCTTCCGGCGTTACGGATTCCGGTTCCTTCTCAGCTTCTTTTCCCGTGAGCCGTGTTGGCGGATGAACGTCCTCGCCATCCCATAACGCTGTTTTCTGCACGAGTTGCTTTAAATCCTCCAAATCGTGATCAGCGTCGATCCACTCGTAAGCATCATCACCAATGGCGTCCATGCCCAAATCGACAATGCGGATCTGTGCTGCCGTTCCTTGCAACGCTTTGGCGACACGGTTCGCGTAACGCCATCCAGGTAAATCGTGATCCGGCAAAATCACCACGTTTCTGTCTTGAAAGTAAGGCGTGATCGCTTCCGGCCAATCGCTTGCCCCTTGGTGCGCCGACACGGCCACCACCCCCAAAAACGCTGTCAGATACTCGGATGCCTTTTCGCCTTCCGTGATAAAGACAACCTTTGATGGGTGCGCGGCCATCATCGGCAAGTTATAGGGCACTGGCTCCCAACCCGCAATCGTGGGTATCCGTTGCCCGTCAACGATTCGGTATTGGCGGTACGTTTTCTTGCCGCCTGGTAGCTCATAGCGCACCTTCTGCGCTGTGATCTCGCCATCGAGCGTAATGTAGTCCCAGGCATAAACCTCGTTCAACCTGATCGGTTTAACGTTCTCCAATGGATCTGCACTGATCCTTCTTGGCGGTAACGAGTTCCACCCTAACTGCCCAGCACCAAGCAATGGCTTCACGCTCTCAAACACGTCGGCTTGCTCGCACCCGCCAAAGCACTTAAGCAGAATCTTTCCACCTTCCCCGTCCGTAATCGCAAGCGATGGATTCGTGTCCCCGTTCCCGCTGCCATGCCCTGGTACCGGGCAACTGGCTAACCATCCCCGCTTATATCGCTTGGCGTTACCAAGCGCCACCGCTAATTGTTCAGCGTGCATTTGTTTCTATTCCTGTTGGCGTCAAAAAAACCCGCGTATAAACGCGGGTTCGTTTCAACGTGTTGCTCTAAAACTCTTCATCACGTTGCGCGGGTGCCGCTTGCTGCACCGCGGCCACGGGCGCTTCGGCTTCGCCGTCCATGCCAGCTGGCCTCGGTATCCACTTCACAAGCACAAACTTAGGCTTACGCGTTCCGCCTTTACCAACCTTCAATAGATCCGCGCCCTGATACTCGACAACAGGAACCTTATCCAGGTTGGCGGCACGATCCTTTGAGCACGCCATGTAAAGCGATTCAAACCCCATGTTGCTACCTGCCTGGTTTGAACTCCATTCGACTAAACCAAGTTCTTTGTTGTAGAAACGTGCAACGAATCCGCGCTTGTGATCTGCGCTTGGCTGCGCACCTTTCTTACCTAACTCGTGATCAGGTTGCCAATCACGCACACCCGTTGCCAGCATCAGCCACCCGGTTTGCGTGGCGTCAATATCAAACACGAGTTGCTTGAGTTGGATTTCCTGGCCTTCCTTGTTCGTCCACGCATTGGCTTGTGGCGAGAACCGTATGTATGGCAATCCAGATCCACCACCTGTCAGTCCTAGCATATAAACACCTTTCAATTGAGATTTAAGCGGTGATGTTTGGCGCGTCCTTGCGCCCAAGCGTTAATCCGCTCGATTCGGCTGTCACCAATTCAGCCAAACTCTGATACATGTCTGGAAACTGCTTCTCCATTTGCGCGGGTGTGATCGGTATCCGCTTGACGGTTCCAGGTATCTCTTCCACGCGTGACATAACTTCCTTTTCGTTAGACCATTTGCGTGTAGCGCGTTTCGCTACAAGCGTCCAGTCATCCAATCCTTTGCCGCTTTCAAGAAACTTAAACGCTCGTTTCTGAATCGCTTCAATCGTTTGCTGCGCATCAGCCGCCATATTAAGCAATGCGTTCATAGCATCGCTGTTCATCGCATCCACTTCGGCTTTGGCGATAACCGCCACGGCTTCGCGCTTCTTAGGACACGCTGACCGTGCCGGGCACCACCTGCAATGCTCACCCTCAACAATGTCCGGGTTCGGATCAAGCGTTCGCTTGATGGCGGGAAACAGAACATCCTGACGCCACACGTTCAGCGCATGGCGCGTGATCTTAAACGTTTTAATGGGTTGCGGTTGCGTTGGCTGCACAATGACTAGACTGAAATCCTTAACGCTTTCCGGTAAATGCTGCTCCACGGCACACGCGTACAGTTTCAGCTGCGCGCTATCAGGTTCGACGTTTATCTGACCTGTTTTCAAGTCAGCAACGACGCATTCTGTGTCACTCCATATCACGCAATCTGCTGTGCCAAACACATGCGCCGATAACGGATTGGCGAGCACAACGCGCTCCTCAATGAGTGCCGCGCCAAATGATTCATCCTTCTCGAATGACTCAACGAAATCAATATAAACCTGC